CAAGATGCAGGTTAAGGTTGCCGAAGCTAACATCCAAAAGATTTTACAGGATGTTATAAATAGTGTTCGTATTACGGATGCTCAGGTAGAAGAACTCGGTACACGTTCTGAAGCTAATCGTGCTTCTGCTGGTGCTTCTTCTGCTATTGCGGCGAAAAATTATGCTGAGGCTTGGCGCATTGAGAATTTAACCCCTTATGAACTTGATCGGGTCGCTTCTGAAACTACTGAAAATATCGCCCGTGCCGCTAATCTTGATGAAGATTCAAAACGTATTTTACAAGAATCGATTCGTATCAAGCTTGCGAATGAGCAAGAAGAATCTGTACAAGATATTAAGACAGGTAATACCCATAGGTTCGGTACGTCTATGAGTGAGTTGATGCGTTGGATGCCATTCAGCGCTTTTCGATGAAAGGAGTGTTTCATGTGAAACGTCGTAAACTGTCTAAAAAGAAATCTCGCAAAATTTTTACTAAAGGTGCTGTAAATGTGAAAAAACGTAACCTTCGCGCTCGCCCTATGCGTGGAGGATTCCGGATCTGATGGCTTGCTATCATCCGATCGACTGTTGGCGTGTTCCGGATGCTAGTTCGAAGTCGGGTTTTCGTGTTGTGTTTGGTTCCCCTGCTTCGCCGCCTGAGCGAGGCGCTGAACCTTGCACGATTCCTTGTGGCAAATGTATTGGATGCAGGCTTGCACACTCTAGACAATGGGCGGTCAGGTGTGTCCATGAAGCGTCCTTGCATGATCGTAATTGTTTTTTGACTTTGACCTTTGATGATGCGCACCTTCCAGCTTCCGGATCCGTTAGCGTGCGTGATGTGCAGTTGTTTCTGAAAAGGCTTCGTAAAGCCTTATCTTATCAAAATATCAAAATTCGTTTCTTTGCTTGCGGTGAATATGGTGATAAAAACTTACGTCCTCACTATCATCTTATTGTGTTTGGTTATGACTTCAGTGATGATCGTCAGCTTCTCAGATCGACACCTTATGGACCACTTTATATCTCTGATTTTCTATTCGGTCTTTGGCCTTATGGTTTTCATACTATCGGTAATGTTACTTTCAAGAGCTGTGCTTATGTAGCGCGCTATGTCACTAAAAAGGTTTATGGTAAGGATGCGCCAGCGCATTATAACGGTCGTACTCCTGAATTCATTACGATGAGTCGGAAGCCTGGCATTGCGCATGATTGGATAGTTAAGTATTATGATGATGTTTATAATTATGATCGTGTTGTTTTGCCTGATGGCATGATTACGCGTCCCCCGGCGTATTACGATGATTATTTGCATTTGACAGATGCCGAAAAGTATGATATACTGAAGGCACGTAGAAAGCAGACGGTTAAAAATGAGACGGTCACCCGACTGCTTCAAAAGGAGCAACATCAGATAGAAGTTGCGAAAAAACTTGTTCGACCGCTCGAAGGAGAATAAAGATGGCAATGAAAACTATTTATGCGATATTTGACCGTAAAACCAACTCTTGCGCACTTTGTAAGGAAGCCGCAAATCTTGAAGAATTTCAACGTTGGTTTGCGACTGTGTTCCTTCGTGATTCTTCCATGTTCGCGCTTTATCCGCAGGATTACGATATTTATGAACTTTTCACTTTTGACGAAGAGCATATGACCGCTTCGGATCCTTTTCCGCCGCGTGTTCTTTGTTCTGTTGATGATCTTTTCTCGATTTTTAAGATTCCGCGTCCGACTTCTGCCCAGCCGGGCGAGTAGTTTTCTCCTCTTTGCCGTTTTCCTTTGCGGCAAGCCGCTAGCGTTTGCCATACGCTAGCGGCTTTTTTCTTTTCCCTTTGTTTGCCCTAGGGGCATGGGGGGAAATCGCGCGGTGTTAAAAAGTTTGTGACTGTGTTTTAACTATTCATGACGTCCGCGAGGTTCCCCCCATTATCAGCCTGAGGTGATGTGATGTCATGTTTAAAGTACCTACTGCTTTTAAGCGTTTTGTATCTGACGGTCTCGATCGTTGTGAGTATTGTCAATGCGTTTTGTACCATGTTGACGACCATTGCTCTGTTTGCTTAAATTGTGGTGCCTATTTTACTAGTAGTAACCTTAAGCCTACTAGTCTATTTACAGATACTTGTAGCGCGACTTCGCGCGGAAAGGACGATCATGAAATTTAACTCTCGTTATTCCGTTACCGGCGAAAAGCCGGGGATTAAGTTTGACCAACCTTCGCAGACCCTTCAGTCTTTTAAGGATGATGCAGATATTAACTGTATCATTGCTCGTTTCGAGAATACCGGTGTACTTGTAGATCCTACTGTCCCCGTTTCTCGTACTCCTCAGTTTGGTGATTATTCTGATATGCCTTCTTATCAGGAGGCGCAGAATGTCATTGTGGCGGCTAATAATGCGTTTAACGATCTCTCTGCTAAAATTCGCGAACGATTCGGAAATGATCCGGCCGCCTATTTCGATTTCGTTCAGTCCCTGAAGGAAGGAAGTGAAGACTATGCTGAAGCAGTTAGGCTTGGAATTATTGACAAACCTCTTGACGGTACTCCTAAAGTACCTTCCGGACTTGTTGAAGGTTCCGGTGAAAAAGTAAATTCTTGACATTTACTAGCGGTAAAACGACGTCCGGCCAATTACACTACTTGATGTAATTGGCCGGAGTGACACCGCTAAACGGTTCACTCTTCACACCCTTTGAATAAATTGTGAATGATACAGCCTGTTGATCGCAGATCTTAGGGCGGTCATTCAGAAAGGATTGATGATATGAAATCAGTTATGAAGCATTTGTTCTCGCAGATTCCGCGAGCTCAAATCTCTCGGTCTGTGTTCGATAGATCTCACGGTTGGAAAAGTACCTTCGATAGCGGCTACCTTGTGCCGTTTCTTGTGGATGAAGTTTTGCCCGGCGATAGTTACAAAGTGAAATTTAATTTTCTTGCTCGACTTTCTACCCCGGTCGTGCCTACCATGGATAATTTATTCCTCGACACTTTCTATTTTTTTGTGCCTTATAGATTGTTATGGAAGCATTGGGAACAGTTTAATGGTCAGCAGGATTACCCGGGTGCAAGTACGGATTATTTAGTACCGCAGACTTCCGCACCGGCTGATGGTGGTTTTCCGGTTGGATCTTTGGAAGATTATTTCGGTCTCCCTACTGGTGTGACAGGTATCAAGGCTAACGAGCTTGCCGCCCGCGCTTATGCCCTTATTTGGAATGAATGGTTTAGGGACGAAAATCTTCAGAATCCGATCAACCTTTCTTCTTACGCTGAAATCTCAACCGCTTCCGGCCTTGATGATGTTGGTCTCGGTGATGCTGGCTTTATCGGTTCTCATAAGCTCCTCAGACGTGGTAAGCGTCACGATTATTTCACTAGCGCGCTTCCGTGGCCTCAGAAAGGCCCCGGCGTTGAGCTTCCCCTTTCCGGCAATGCTCCCGTAGTTACTATGCAGGATGGCCAGCCTTTTGACGGTATTGTTCTTCCCGGCGGCGAAGGTAATGCATCGAAACCGCCGTATTTGAGTTATAACTATTCTGGCTCTTGGCGAAATCTTGGTTCTCCTGGTGAAGCTTGGACACAGGGAGATAAAGTTCATTGGACTGGTACGTTTAACGGTTCGACTTATTCTACAGTTGCTGATCTTTCTTCTGTTACTGCCGCTACGATTAACTCCCTTCGGCAGGCGTTCCAGCTTCAGAAGCTTTATGAACGCGATGCGCGCGGCGGTACTCGATATACCGAAATTCTTCGTTCTCATTTTGGTGTTGTCTCTCCGGATTCCCGCCTTCAGCGTCCGGAATATCTTGGTGGATCTGAAAGCCCTGTTATTATCAATCCTGTGGTGCAGAATTCGGCGACTGGTTCCACTGGCGCAGAAACGCCGCAAGGTAACCTTGCCGCCTACGGTCTTGCGTCCTCGACTTCTGCCAAACATGGCTTTACAAAGTCGTTTGTGGAACATGGTATTATTATCGGCCTTCTGAATGTCCGCGCAGACTTGACCTATCAGCAGGGCATTCCGCGTATGTTCAGTCGTCGCACTAGGTTCGATTTCTACTGGCCGGTGCTTGCTCACCTTGGCGAGCAGGCGATTTTAAATAAAGAAATCTATGCACAGGGTACTTCCGCCGACGATAATGTTTTTGGATATCAGGAAAGATATGCTGAATACCGTTATTTCCCTAGCATGATTACTGGTAAGCTGCGCTCTACGGATCCTCAGTCCCTTGATGTGTGGCACCTTTCGCAGAAGTTTGATAGTTTGCCGACGCTTTCTGCGCAGTTTATCGAGGATAATCCGCCGGTGTCTCGTATTCTTGCGGTGCAGAACGAACCGCAATTTATTATTGATTCCTATATCGAGATGAAGTGTGCTCGCCCGATGCCTGTCTACGGTGTACCTGGCCTTGTTGACCACTTCTAAGCGAGGTGATCTATTATGGGCTTTCTCGGTAAATTTGGCGGTGCCATCCTTGGCGCTGGTACTAGTTTGCTAGGTGGTATCCTTGCGAATAAGCAGCAGCAAAAACAGTTTAACGCTAATTATGAGCTTGCGCGCGATCAGCTCTATAAACAACATCAGATCGAAGTTGCTGATTTACGAGCTGCTGGCCTCAATCCGATTTTATCCGCGAATGGTGGTAATTCCACTTTCGGTGCTTCTTCCGGTGGCGCGTATGAAAATGTTGGTTCTGCCGCTACGTCTGGATATATGGCTGCACAGCAGGCGAAAAACCTTGAGATGCAGAACGAAGCTATTAAGGCTAATGTTGAAAAAACACGTGCAGAGGCTACAAATGTATTACAAGATACAAAGCTCAAATCTGCACAGACTGAACAGGTGCAGGGTGAAACTACCCTTATTCCTCTTCGCCGTGAAAATATTTCGGCGATCACTGCTCAAGCTAAACAACAGACTGCAGTTTTCAAGATGCAGGTTAAGGTTGCCGAAGCTAACATCCAAAAGATTTTACAGGATGTTATAAATAGTGTTCGTATTACGGATGCTCAGGTAGAAGAACTCGGTACACGTTCTGAAGCTAATCGT